GACCGTGGCCGCTCACGCTTTCGGATACCAACCCGACCCCGCCGGTGCCGCCGCGTTCGTCGCAACGCTGGCCCGCCCGACGCTGGCACAGGCTGGGCCTGACCTCGCCACCGACGAGCAGACGGACGTGTTTCTGTACGAGGCGTTGCTCAAGTGCCAGCCGTCATGGCAACGCGGTTCGCAGGGCTCGGTTGGTTCGTGCGTCGGCTGGGCGGCGAGCCTGTGCGTGGACGTGCTCGCGGCCTGCGACATCGTGTACCGCAAGGAGCCGGAGGTGTGGGCGGGTCGCACCATCGAAGCGAGCCTCTACGGGCTGAGCCGAGTCGAAGCTCGCGGGCGTTCATCGAACCCCGGCGGCGACGGCAGCACCGGCTTCCATGCCGCAAAGGCGGTGCGGGACTTCGGCTGCCTGCACTACGGCGTCGATTACGGCGGCGTGACGTTCGATGCCCACTCGTCGCAGCGTGAACGCGATTGGGGCCGCAACGGCCTGCCCGACACGCTGGAGCCGTTCGCCCAGGAACGGCGGGCGAGCGAGACGACACTCTGCACGTCGTTCATGGACGTGGCCCGCGCCGTTTCCAATGGCTACGGATGCGTTATCTGCTCGACGCAGGGCTTCAGCATGAGCCGCGACGAGGACGGGTTCTGCCGCCCAGGCGGGACGTGGCCGCACGCGCTTTTTGCCGGTGGCGTGCGGTGGGGCAAGCGGCCCGGCATCCTCATCTACAACTCTTGGGGCGCGAGCAACACGGTCGGCAAGCACTACCCGGCGAACATCCCCGAGCCTGTTCGCGTCTGCTCTTTCTGGTGCGACGCGGACGTGATTGACCGTATGTGCCGCGGCGAGGACACGTACACCTACGCGGGCTACTCAGGTTTCAAGCGGACGACCATTGAGAACTGGACCGGAGGCGTGTTGTGAAAACCGCTGCTCTTGTCACCGGGACGTTCCTGTTGTTCGCCAAGGGCTGCGGCGCGCCGACCGTCGATGACGCGGCGATCACGGCCGACCTCGCCTGTGAGACGGCGAGGATGGCGGTACGACTGCAAGGCGAGATTGCCCCGACGCCGCCGAAGCCCCCTGCCCCGGCTGGCAAATGCACCAACTGCGCCGGAACCGGAGTCATCGGTGATGGCAATTCGATTCGGATGCAATGCCCCGTCTGCAAAGGCAGCGGCAAGGCATGTGCCGACGGGAGGTGCCGTGAAGCTCGCTGACCTCCAAGACTACGCGTGGCGGCGCGCCCCGCTGGGCAAGCACATCATCGGCCGCCGCGTGTTCGCCGACCTTGTGCAACTCACGATCGAGTCGTGGGAGCCGATGAACCTGAACTACGCCGTCAGCGACGACGCGACGCGGGCTGTGTGCGGCAGCATTGAACGATCAGTGAAGCGGATGCACCAAGTTCTCAGCGGCAAGGAACCGCAGGAATACGGAATGTTTTGGGCGTTCATTCTGCAACTGATGGTGTCGGTCATCATCAAAATCATGCTGGATTGGTGGAACGAGCGAGCGAGCAACCGTGTTTGGCTTGTGGCAATGCAGAAGGAGTTGACGACGTGACCGGAGAAGAACTGAAGCAAGGCGTGCTGGATTCCCTCTTGCGGATTGCCGAGCGGTTCGGCGTGCCGGTCGTGTTACTAGCCGTCCTCATCTGGCTGGGCCGTGAGGCGGCGATCACGCTGCACGGGACGCTCGTAAAGCCGGTGGTCGAGAGTCACGTCGAGTTCCTAGAGAAGACGAGCGAGACGCTCAAGGAGATTTCGACGGTGCAGACCCAACAGGCCGCGACGCTGGAAGAACTGGCCCACGGTCAGCGAGAGTTGACGGATCGTGTAAAGACGGTGACGGCGCGGGCCGTCGAGACACCCCCGCAAAACTAGGTGCTGAATGGCCTCATACGACCAGACACCGGGGACGCTCAGTCTGTCGCTCAAGAGAGCCGACGACTTCAGCGTGCTCATTGACTTCAACCCGCTCACGATGACGGGGTACACCGTCACGGCGGCGATGACGAGCCTCGTCAGCGGTGCCGAAGTGCAGGCGTTCACGGTCGCGGCTGCCAACGCTGCGGCGGGGCAGTTCAACGTCTCGCTGACCGACACGCAGACGGCCGCCCTGGCCCGTGGCACCTACGGGTGGCAAATGAAGTGGGTGGAGAACAACGCGACCCGTACCGCGCTCACTGGATTCGTGGAGGTCATCTAGTGCCGATCAACGCGAACGTATCCGGCGGGCAGCAGATCACGGCCTCGGTCGGCGAAACGCAGATTGACGTTTCGGTGTCCGGCGGCGTCGGCCCCACGGGTACGGCAGGCGCGGCGGCATCGGTGACGGTTGGCACCGTGACCACGGGTGCGCCGGGATCGTCGGCGAGCGTCGTGAACGCTGGCACTTCGAGTGCGGCGGTGCTGAACTTCACAATCCCAGCCGGGGCCGCTGGCGCGCAAGGTCAAGCCGGGGCCACGGGAGCGCAGGGAATTCAAGGAATTCAGGGAATCCAAGGCCCGGCGGGACCGGCGGGACCGGCGGGACCGGCGGGACCGGCGGGGGCCACGGGTGCCACAGGCCCAGCAGGCAGCAATGCCACGGCGACGACCAATGCCAGCCTCTTGACCTCTGGCACGTTGGACGCGGCACGCCTGCCCGGCTCGGTTGTCCTCACGACCGACGCGAGGCTCAGTGACGCTCGCCAACCGCTCACGCATCAGCACACAGCGGCACAAATCTCCGACTTCACCTCGGCCGTCGTCGCCGCTGCACCGCCCACAACGAACGCCAGCCTGCTCACCAGCGGCACGCTCCCCGATGCCCGGCTCTCCTCAAGCATCGCCCGCACCAGCGACATCACGACCGCCGTGGCGAACGTCGTGAACGCGGCCCCGGCTGCGTTGGACACGCTGAACGAGCTCGCGGCGGCACTGGGCAATGATGCCTCGTTCTCGACCACCGTGACGAACAGCCTCGCCGCGAAAGCCCCGCTCGCCAGCCCGACGTTCACCGGCACGGTCAGCGGCAATCTGCTTGCTATAAACTCGGCTGGAGGGTTCGGCGTCCATCACGGGCTAGTCCTGAATTCTTCAGGCATCTTGCACCAATCAATTGTTGGCGGTCTTACTCAAACAAATTTTGTCCTCGCTCCTAATGGCACAATTACCACCGGCACATGGCTCGCCAGCGCCATCGGCGTTGCCTACGGCGGCACCGGCGCGACGACGGCCTCGGCAGCCCGCACGAATCTCGGCCTTGTGATCGGCACGGACGTTGCGGCGGCCAGCCACACGCAGTCGTGGTCAACGATCACATCGACGCCGACCACCCTAGCGGGGTATGGGATCACGGATGCCGCAGGCGTCTCTCATACGCATAGCGCAAGTCAGGTGACAGACTTCGCTGCGGCCGTCGCCGCCGCCTCGCCAGAAGAGGTGGTCGAATACGTCACGACCGCGAACTTCCCCGCCACGGGCAATGCCTCGTTGCTCTATATCGCGACTGACGCGGGGCGGGCCTACCGCTGGGTTGGTTCACAGTACGCCGAGATCGGCCCGACCTCCATCAGCGTGAGCGGTGGCGGTGCTGGCGTGACGGACGGCAGCAAGGGCGACATCACTGTCTCCGGCGGCGGTGCAACGTGGACGATCAACGCGGGTGCGGTCGTGACCGCAGACCTCGCTGATGGTGCCGTGACCGACGCCAAGGTGACGAGCATCGCGGCGGCGAAAATCACCAGCGGCACCATTGCCAACGCCCGCCTGACCACGCGAGCGAGAGCCTCAATGAATTTGTATCTGTCGTCCACTTTCCGCTAGGAGTTTGCCCATGGCCCTTGAACCACAGTTTGCCGTCACGCCACGAATCGGGGCCGTCAACGTCGCCACCGCGAACACTAACCGCGACGGCACCGGAACCGTTGCCACGCTCATCACTGGAGCCGCGACCGGAACGCGGATCGCAGAGATCGTCGTGCAGGCCCGCGTGACAACGACCCTAGGCATGGTGCGCGTGTTTTTGTTCGACGGAACGACCTATCGGTTCGTCGATGAAATCAGCATTGCCGCCGCAACCGTTTCCGCGAGCGTGAAGGCAACTCGCGTCAGCACGGCCTACAACAATCTCATCCTGCCGTCTGCTTCGTGGTCGATCGTTGTATCGACGCACAACGCCGAGAGCATGGACGTTATCGCATTCGGAGCCGACCTGTGAACGACGGCATACTGAACAGCGGCTACACTCCGCCGCCGCTGCCGAGGCCGCTGCTCGGCAGGCCAGCGCCGGTCACGCTGCCGCGTGGCACGGCGCTAGACCCGTCTGCCGCAGCGTACCTTGCGGCTGTCGAAATCGCTGACGGTCAATCACTAGAGGCTGGAGTCGCGGCGGCGATCAACCTGTTTGTCATCGGGTGCAAAAACGACGGCATCTGGAATGCCATTAAAGCGTCGTGCGTCTTGGCGGGCGCTCGTACGTTGGAGGGCGCGCTGGTGCCACTTGTTGGGCCTGCACCGACGAATTTCAACTTTGTCTCGGGCGACTACAACCGGAGGACGGGGCTAGCAGGAAATGGGACTACGAAGTATTTAAGCACCAATCGAAACAATAATGCTGATCCGCAAAATAGTAAGCATTTGAGTGCGTTTGTATCGACTATCGGAGCTGGCTTTGGAAACTCGCTCCTAGCAGTAGGTAATGCAACTGGGCGGTCGATGGTTTTGACGAGTGGACAAATGACAATCAACAGAAATTCATTTTTTACTGCGTCAGCGCCAGTTGCCCCATCATTCGTTGGTGCTGCGCGAGCAGACAGCAGCAGCGTTACTGTCCGGACAAATTCAGTCTCCACCACATCCTCTTCAGGGCCGAGTGAAACGCCATCAAATGAGAATCTCAATGTCTTTCGGCGACCGGGAGCAGATTTTTCAAATCATCGCATCGCCTACTACAGCATCGGCGAGTCCCTAAACCTCGCCCTGCTCGGCGCCCGCGTCACCGCCCTAATCAACAGCCTCGGAGCGGCGATCTAATGTCGTGGCTAAACGCTGACAACCTAGGCGCATTGGCGACCCTCAACGCCCGGTACGCTGACCGGCAGATTCAGCCGGTGCGCGGTGATCGCGGCGGCTGGCTCGTCGGTGCTGACCTGCTTGCGGATTGCGGCCAAGGCGGCTACTGGCAGGGCTACGCTGAATGGCTAGAAACGCTCCAGCCAACAGATGAGGTTCCGGCGGTTGAGACGCTAGGATAGAAACACACATGCCATTTTCATTCCCATCCTCGCCGACCGTAGGCGACCAAAGCACGCAGAACGGGCGCGTCTATTCGTGGACGGGTTCCGCGTGGGAGTTGGTGGCGGACGGGTCGATCACGCCCGCAGGCATTGGCGCGGCTGCGGCATCGCACACTCACGGCAACCTCACCAACGCCGGGGCCATCGGCGCGACAAGCGGGCAGATCGTCGTGACCACGACTGGCGGCGTCCTCACGACGGCCGCGACGATCAGCAGCTCGCACGTGAGCGGCCTCGCAGCGTCGGCCACGACCGACACGACCAACGCCGGAAACATCAGCAGCGGCACCGTCGCTGCGGCGAGGCTTGGCAGCGGCACGGCGAACAGCACAACCTTCCTGCGTGGCGACTCCACATTTGCCCCCGTCGCGGCGAGCGTGAACGGGTCTACCGGCGCGGTTACTCTGCCAGCCTTTTTTGAGTTCACCCGCACATCTGCCCCTGCTACAGCGACAGGCAGCAACGGATCGTACACATGGGCGATACCGACCGGCGCACGGTTTGTGCTGCTGGAGATTATCGGCGGTGGTGGTGGCGGTGGCAGTGGCCGTCGCGGCGCGGCTGGCACGGCTCGCGGTGGTGGCGGAGGTGGTGCTGCTGCCGGGCGCATCCGAACTGGCTGGGTTGCGGTTTCCCAACTGGAATCAAGCACGCTGACAATTAGCGCGGGTGCTGGCGGAGGTGGCGGCGCTGCAAGAACGACCGACAACCAAGACGGTGCAGCCGGTACGGCTGGCGGCAGTAGTTTCGCTCACACTTCGTCGCAATTTTTCTACTGGAACGCAGCAGGCGGCGGCGCAGGTGGCGCTGGAACGGCCAGCGCAGGCGGTGGAGCGATCAGCCCCATTGGCACGCAACCGCAGTCGGATTACGGGTGGGGCGGCCAAGGCGGAAACGGTGGCGCAACTGCTTCGCCCCCTGCGGGCGTTGGTGGTGGCAATTCTGGCTGGGTGGCAAGTGGCGGCGGCGGCGGCGGTGGTGTCAACGCATCTGATGCGTTTGGTGTTGGCGGCAGTGGCGGCTGGTCAAATCGCACCGAATACGGCAACACGGCGCAGCCCCTTGCAGCATCCACGGCCGGTGCGGCTGGCGCGAGCGGTTGGAGTAACAGCGGTGCGATGGGCTCTGTCGGTCAACTGGTTGGCATTTCTGGTGCCGGTGGAAATGGCAACGCTTCTGGTGAGGCTGGCGCTGGCGGTAACGGCGTTGGATATGGCGCGGCTGGCGGTGGTGGTGGTGCAAGTGCCAACGGGTTCAGCTCCGGCGCTGGCGGCAACGGCTCGCCGGGCTTCATTCGCATTGTGGTGATCTAATGGCAAACTCTCTCGCAATCCTCAACGCTGCCGGTCGTGTCGTGACGTTCGTTCGCGTTGACGTTCCCGAAGGCTGGTCGCCGCCGGATGGCTGCACGGCCATCCCCGACGATCAGCTGCCGGAGGGCTGGCAGATGGCCCCCGACACCTCGCCGGTGCCGGAGCAAATCACGGCCCGCCAGATTCGCCTATGGCTCGTTTCGCATGGCGTGAGCATGGCGGCGGTGGAGTCAGCCATTGACGCGATCCCAGACGCCACGCAACGCGAGGTGGTGCGGGTGGAATGGGAGTACGCTCCGTATATCGAACGGTCGCACGCGATGCTAATTCCGCTGGCTGCGGCGTTGGGGCTGGACGAAGCGGCGGTCGATGCCGCGTTCCGCGAGGCGGCAAGCCTCTAGGTGCGCTAGGCCCACAACCTAGCGCACTATTCGCAGGACAACGAAATGGTTCACTCCCACCTATTGTGTTTGATGTCTGTTGTGGTTTGCTGTTTTTGCGCTCGCGCCGAGTGGTGGCATAACGGAGCAACCGTTAGCGGCATTTACGTTGAATCCAAAGGCTGGCGCGGGGGCGGCTACCTGACATGGACTAGGAAAGACGCGGATGGCCGGAAATTCGTTGACGTTATTCCCGTTGCCCTGGCGTCTGATTTGAGGATTGAGGGCCGAGAATAGCCGTTGCGCTAGGCACCTTAGAGAGAGTCGGGATTTTGGCTGGACTTGCCTTCCCCGTCTGGGCGATGTATAAATGCGAACCGGCGACGGGATTGCAGCCCGCCGCCGGTTCTAACCCGCCCCTAGTTGAGATAGGAGACAAGGCTATGGCGAAGACTAACGCCTTCCCCGAGTGGATTCCAGTCAAAGAACGTCTGCCGGAAGGCAATCAAGACGTTCTCATTGCTTGCGGCGGATACATGACCGTCGCCATGTTGAGAAGCGGCGAATGGTGGGGAGACGCCGACCTGCCGCACTCGCCGCAGACGGTCACGCATTGGATGCCGCTGCCCGCGATGCCGCCGCAAGGTGAAAAATACAGGTCGCCCAAGCGCGGCGAGCCTGTGACTTTTCCGCTACCGCACTCAACGCCGCCGAGTGGTTGGACTGAGTGATTGCGATCTTGCACCAGAAGACGGCTAGGTAGTTGCGAACAAGTACCTAGCATTTGTTGCCGAAACGTATCCGAAGCGACACGTTTCCCGTATGAATGCTGATACAATCTGGGCGTTCTAGATTCGGGAATATGGAACATGGCACACGCCACGCTACGATTCGACCTCGCTGACCCCGACGACGAGCGGGAGCATCGGTACGCACTCGCCGGGCGTGATGCGCTCATCGCGCTGGAGTTGATCGAATCGCGGTGCCGGTCGATTCTCAAGCACGGCGAGCCGTCGCCTGAGACGGCCAAGATCGTGGAAGAGATACGGGCGCTGGTGCCGTACGAATTGACGAGTCTGCTCGTCTGAGTGAACCAACCGGAATTGCCGGATAGTTGCACAACACGCCGCAGAGAGGGACATGAGCGACATAATCAACGAACTCCGAGAGCGATCATTACGGGCAGAGCAGGAAGGCGAGCCGTTGGCGTTGCTGGACGAGGCTGCCGATGAGATCGCTCGCCTGCGACTCACAAAAGCGGAGCGGAGGGCGATTGCTGAAGCTGTCGGAGCGTACAACGACAACGACGATGATGAGGAGTGTGCAAGCATAGCAAACACACTTCGCGGGCTGCTGGAACGGACGGAACGACGCTCTTGAAATCAGAGAGGGACGTATGGACAGCAAAGAGCCGGTGGCGTGGGCGGTGATAACGCTTGCGATCAGCGGCTCGCGACCGCTGACGAAACTACACCACAAAGCGGAATCGCGAGTCCGCTGCATCGCGTGGTTATGCCATGAACTGGATGATGCCTGAACTTCCGACAGCAGCGCCTGCTCGGGACTGGGCTTTGGCTGAGAGGTACACACGGGTAACGAAGGCCATCGACGAAGATTGGCCCGAAGCTCATTCCGCGTGGCTGACCATCGGGCCGCAGCATTTCAAGGTGGCGGATTGCGAGACGAAGGAAGAGGCCGGGTGGCACTGCTGGATGCTGGCAAAGGCGATGCGGGCA